ACTGTTGCTAGTCCCCTGGAAGGCAAGGTTTGGGTAATAAAGAACGCTAAGGACGATGGTACTTGGTCAACTGATGGAGATGTGGGTGTAAAGCAAATTGGCCCAGAATATACAGGAACGGGAGTACCATGCTGGCCTACACTTGTGCCTCTCACAAGTGGGAAGATGTATGCTATGGCTCATTCGAGCGGAACTGCTGGTGGAATCTACTATGCCACTGGAGACATCTGGAACGGGAGTGCATGGCTTGGCTCACAAGAGACTGTAACAGCTCATTACACTTATGGGAGGGCAATATCTGCTGTCGCAGGAGGAGACGATGTTCACTTAACCTATGGAGCTTGGGATACGGGCTATGGAGATTACGGTGGCACATATTATCGCAAGCGAGACTCTAGTACAGGTTGGGGTTCGGAAGCGGAAATCAAGGCAAAGAAAGCTGGCTCATGTCAGGCTTGCCTAGGGAAAGATTCCCTTGGAGATTTATACTGCTTCTGGATGGATGGGTATTATGGGCAAACCCCTGCGCTAACAGATATTTACTATAAAAAATGTACAAGTGGCTCTTGGGGTAGTCCTGTTAATTGGCACACTAGCAGGGAAACCATAGCGGAGGTTGGGATATTGACCTGCTCGTATGCTGAACAAAATAGCAGTCTCGTTCTAGCTTACACAACAGGAGACGATTATCCCAGTGAAGACTATGAAAAGACCTGGGTAGCTGATGTTTTAGCAACGAGCCAGCAAAACGCCCCCTATGCAACCTCTGGTGGGTCTATGCTCAGCGAAGACCTTGTTGACGGCAAGATAGGTAAGGCGCTTGATTTTGACGGCTCTGATGATTACCTGTATGCACCTCAATATCCAGATTTCTCCATTTCTGATTTCACTCTTGAGGCTTGGGCTAGTCGAGATACATCTGGTGGCATAGATTACATTATGGCTAAAGTTTCGGCTGCGGACAAGAGGGGATGGAGTCTCGACTTCCACAGTAATGATTATCTCTATGGGGGTATCAGGGAGAATTACCCTACGGTCGCTGCTGTGTGGCCTGGCTCAAGTAGCACAGTTACAGATAACACGTGGCGATACTTAGCTTGCAGTTTTGACCGAGATGGGAACGGTCAAGTCTATATCAACGGTGCTGCAAATGGAAGTCCATTAAGCATAGTAAGCAATGATGATACCCTAGATACTATTGCACATCTGTTTATTGGTAACTTGGGGTATGATACAACTCTACCACCTGCCAAAGCATACTGGTTTGATGGCAAGCTGGATGAAATCAGGATTTCCTACACTCTGCGGTCAGCAGCTTGGCTAAAAGCAACTTATGAAACTGAAAGGGATGATTTACTGGATTGGGGAAGTGAGGAGATATTAGTCCTTGCTCATTCATTTGGAATCATTGTAGGATAAGGAGGATAATAAATGGGCTTTCCCTATACATTTCCAATAGATTTCCCTTATCAATGGTTCAGAATACAAATCTTTACAGAGCCATATCATTGTGTTAAGATATGGACTGGAGGAGAAGATATGACAATAAAGAGGAATTGGCAGAGACCTGAAACTGTACCTATATGGGCAGAGGTAAAGCTTGGGGGTGTCTTGACTGACCCTACTGGGGATGTTCTACTAACCTTAGTTCACGTAGATACCTCAACTAGACCTCCTACAGAGACAACAATCCTTGATGAGGTAGTGATGACTAAGGATGCTACAGGAATGTATATCTATTACTGGACTTCAGAGGAAGACAGTGAAGTAGGCTGGTATAGGACTAAAGTACAGGCTCAAGATGGAATAGGAGATGATGCTATAATTACTATAGAATATGGGGGTTTTATTTTACAATAAAGTATTTAATTGAAGAGGAAAGGAGAAGAAAATGTCAAGCTCATGTAGATGCAGAATTTGTAATGAACCAACGGATTGTGATGAACTCTTATGTCCTCGATGTGAGGCTGATTATGCAGATGAGATATATTCATGTCCTGATGGTCACTGTCATGTTGACCTCAATAAGATTGCACAACGTATCAGACGTATAAGAGAGAATAAAGTAACTAGGGAGCAATAAATGGGTCTTAGTATCACACCAGTAATTACAGTATCAGTAAATCCTTCTGCTATAGTATCTAAACTGGATACTGATGAGCAGATATTTGGTTGTAGGGTAGTAGTTGAGCTAGATAACAGTGATGGTAGCTTAGATGCTGCTGATTATGAGGGGAAGTCTATATCCTTTAGTATGACTCCTGGTGGTGGAATACCTACTTGCTGGGTATGGAGTCAAGGGCATGACAGCAGAGAGGGAAAGAAGATATTAAGGCTTATCTGTGTTGATGCTTGGACTCTATTAAGAACATGTCAAGCTAACATTGTAGCACAACAGTGGAATAATCCAGCAATGTTGGATGAAGAGGGAAATCCATATACAAGATTTGTTAATTATTATGGTAAGTCTGTATCTACTATTATATCTACTATATTATCTCAAACTATAGAAGGCACTCTCTCCAATGGTGGAGCTATGCCTACAGTATTGAAGCCAGTTATGGCTATCAATAATGCTTTTGAGGGAGTTCAAGAAGCATTAGGATATACTCCAGGATTTCTTAGAGTAAATGGTACTGTATTCACCTATGTTGACCCATCTACATTACCTCTAGCTAATTCTTATGATACTGATGATGCTACATCTGTAACTATATCAGATACTGGAGTCACATTGCCTAATAGGGTGTATGTAGAAGCCCTTGACCCTGAATCAACTTTATTTCAAGAGGAATCTCCAATAGTTTATGTAGGAAGTGCTCAAGATGATGCCTCTCATACTGCTTTAGGTATCTGGGTTGACTATCATCAACAGGATTACTCTGGTTCTCTAACATCAATAGAAGATTGTAATGCTGTAGCAGATTCTATATTGAAGAAGATGCAATCACAGAGAGCACAGGGATTCATTGTTACTGTTCATACTACCAATCAGACATTATTAGAGAAGATACAGGGTACAGATGCAAGAGGGAATAGTGTGACTGGTGTTATTTATGGAATTAGAAGAGTATATGATAGAGGAGTATATAGAACTGAGTTCACTTTAGGTGGAGTAGCAGGTAAGGCAGGAGGAGAAGTTCCAGAACCAGCCCCTATTATTACTCCAGTTGTAACTCCTCCTGTCACACCACCCTTTGATTTTCTCCCAGCATACTTACCTGCAATTATAGATATTGACTTTACTGCTGTTGATGATGATGATATAACTTGGACAGCAGGAACTATTAAGACTGCTGATGGGTCTGTGTGGGATGTGAACTCTGGTTCTAAGCATTTAGCTAATGATGATGTATATTATGCCTACTATGATGTTGTGGCAGACACTGGAGTTATTGAATGGACTCAACAATTTAGCCAAACAGTATCACATGAAAGGATACTCATTGGTTTTTTCAAAAAGGGAGTCAATGGGGAAGAAGCATTGATAGTCATTGGTACTAAGGGAGCAGACCTATATATAGATGTTTTATCAGCTATAACTGCTAATCTTGGACTTATCAATGCAGGTGAAATCAGACTTGGTGAGTTTGAAGTAGGACATGAGAATAATTTAAGTTACTTTACAGGATGGAGACTGTGGCTAGATGAGAGTGGTATAGGGTGTATGGCTGGGATTCAATATCAAGGAGGTATCTCATGGCCTGATAATATACAATGGTACTCTGGCACTGATGGTAGATTCTATGCTGGTGGTGGAACGTTAATAGTAGATAAATCTGGTTTAACTTTTACCGCAGGGGGTACAACATATCTTCTTGAAATTACAGGGGATGAACTTCTCCTTTCTGGAACAGGGTTTGCCGATATACGTATTCATGCTTGTGGTGATTTACGACTTAATACTTGGGTTGAGAGACCAGGTGGACAAGGCAAGGTAATAGCTAACGCAAAATTTGAAGCCCCTGGTGGCTACTTTTCAGATAGATTAAAAATTCCTGTAGGAACGGATATGTACGACTAATGGGAGCACTTTATCCTATATTTAGACGAGAACTTGGCTACACAGATGTAGATTATAGTGTAGCTCATAATGCGGAGATAGCAGAATATTCTATCACGCCATACGGGTATGCGGTTACAGGTCAAATTCATATTATGTCAGGATACCCTCCTGTTCATCTATATCGTATTTGCAGAGATATTCTCAGTTTCGACCTTTCTTCTTTATCTCCTGCTGATGAAATTTTCTATGCAGCAATAAACTCATTTGGATATTGGGCAACTGATGTATTTGATGGTTATGTTTTTAATGGTACTGGATTGACAGGTGCAACTTCTGATTATGGTGTAATAGGGTCAATGACCGCAGTTCTTGGTTCTGCCACTTTTCCTGCTGATGGTTTTCAGGAATATACTCACTATTCAATAGTTTTTAATGCAACAGGTCTAGCTTTCTTACAAAGTAAAGTAGGAGGTATTGTAACATTAGCTCTTCGTTCCTCCACAGATGTATCCGCAAGTCCACCAGGTGTAAACCACTATCAGGAATTTTATCTTCAAGAGAAATTTGATACAAAACTTATTATCCCACAACCTGGAGGTTATATCTGGGTGGAGGGTACAAAATTTGCTTATTTAGATGCGTTTCGGACTAAAAGATTAAAGGAAGGAACATTGACAGGATTAGATGATAAACTTCCAGGTCAAATATCAATCAATACAAAAGAGCCAATGTTAGGCACTGATTTCTGTTATGTAGATTCTACTGGAAATGAACGTAGAATACAGGGGACTTTAACTGGACTTAGTGGTAAACTTGCAGGTCAATGCTCATTGAATACAATATATCCCATGTATGGTATGGAGTTCTGTTATATAGATTCTGATGGAAATGAAAGACGTATTTATGGAGGTTCAGCATAAAGAAAAATGATGAGAAGCTCAAGAAAGGGGATGAAATAGGTCAGGGTGTGTAAAGATACCCCAAAAGGATTTCATAGCCTTTCTTGGTCTTCTAAAGTGCCTTACAGGGGAAATAAAAGGGATAGTATGAATGAGATAATCAGGATTGTGGAGGAAACAGATGAACCTCCAGATAGAAACACAATACAACCTATTGGTTCAAGTAGATTACTTGATGGGTTTATTTACGGCAGTTTTATTAGGCAGGGCGACAGAGAATGGAAACTGGTTTCTCTTTGTCCTCTTCCTGCTGGTAAGCCTTGTTATTGGTATTCTAACTGTAAAGGCTTATTGTAGAATGATAAGGAAGATAGTGAAATTAAGGGAGTAGATACTCCTAATTTAGAGCGAGTATAGGAATACAATCCTATTTTAAGATAAAGGAGGATAAGTATGACTGATTGGGTAAAGATAGTAGCAACAATAGTTTTTGGTGGGGGTTATTTTGGAACAGTTTGGTTGAATTTGGGAGCAGTTCCTCAAGATGTCTTTTTAGCTCTCTTGAGTGCTGTCTGGGTATTGCCCCCAGTTGGAAGGGCATTAAAGTTAATACCAGAGAAGTAATTTGATTTTAATGGGAAGTATAACTAGAGGTAAAGCAACCTAAAGGATGTACTTCCTATACTTGCTTAGGTGATATTATGAGATTATATGATTTAAGAAAGAAGACAACAATAGTACATTGGTTGTTTGGAGTGCTATGCACAGGATTCTCTTGGTTGTTCTTCCCAGCAGGATTAGCACTATTGTTTACTTTTGGATGGTGGGAGAAATGGAATGATAAGAATCAATATACACATGAGGGAGATAAGGATTGGTGGGAAGCCTTCTTTATCTACTGCCTTGGAATTACAATTCTATGGGTATTTACTATACTTAAAATAACAAATATAAGGTGGTATTAAAATGGAACAATCATTTGGTTGGAAGAAAGATAAATATGACCCTAAAGACCTTTTGCATAAGAGGAGATTAGTTGCTCTTCCTGATAGAACATCTCTAGCACAGTTCTTAACTCCTGTGAGAGACCAAGGTAACTGTGGTTCTTGTGTAGGTCATGGAATAGGTATCAATCTTAACTCAGTAAAACAGGTGCTAGGAATATACACAGAGTGGTGTAGTCCTACATATATCTATAATGGAGCTAGATTCATAGAAGGTACACTACCCATTGATAATGGATGCTATCCTAAAGATGCCCTAGATTGGACATTACAACATGGCATACTCTTAGAGCACTTCTGGCCTTATACTGGATTTGATAGAACTGCTCCTTCAACAGAGAAGATAAGTGAAGCAGATAAGTATAAGGGATTTGCTTACTATCGTTGTGTTGATGGTGTGGATGGTATATGTGATGCTCTATCTTCAGGACACTTTGTATCAATCGGTTCACCTTGGTTCTATGAATGGGGGACTACTGATGCTTGTGGAAGGTTAGCTAAGCCTACTAATAATAGTATAGAAGCTGGTGGGCATGAAACTTGTTTTTATGGATATGATAGAATAGAAGGAGTCTTCTATGGTGTTAATAGTTGGGGAACTGATTGGGGGGATAAAGGATTATATATCATGCCTTTTGAGGCAATAGATATATTTAAGCAGAGAGGTGGATATGATGCTCATTATGTTACATTCACTAAAGATATTGATGATACTCCACCTGAACCTATTCCATCTCCTTGTATATGGGGCAATACCACAGCTAATATACTTAATAAGATTCAAATATTAAGAGGTAGGATGGGTAGATTCTATTACTTAAATCCACCACAGCATCCTATTCCAGTAGCTTATTAGAGGAATAAATGGAAGTTCCAAAGAGAAGAGAAGCAGATAAACCTCATAATAATCTGAGATTAGGTTATTGTGAAGTTAAGGATTGTAAATATAGTATAAGAGTTATAGTAGCAGAGATACGACTCAACAATGGAAGAGTTGTTAGTATCTGTGAAAGTTGTTTAGATAGCCTCTCTGCTAATATAAAGAGATATAAGAGTGGGTTGAAAAAGCAGAGAGAATATGATATAATTAAGATAGAGGAGTAGATATATGGTACTCAGTGATTTAATCAATGCAGTTAGAATCGAGTTACAAGATACCACAGGAGATATATATACTGAAGATGAAATAACTCGTTCTATCTATAAAGCTGTATCCCTGATGAGTAGATTACTTCCCAGTAAAGCTATTGTAGAGTTTGCTTTAGGAGATGATGTAACAGGGGAGACATTGACAATAGCCTCTGGTACTGGAACTACTGCATATCATCCTATCAATCCTTATTCAGAGACAATAACAGGGAAAGTAAGAGATACAGATTATTCCATAGATTATCTCACTGGTATAGTTACAGGATTAGCTAATGGTAGTTATACGATTGCTTATACATTAGATAGAACTCTAGTAGAGATTAACACTCATATCACAGACTGTATCCGTATAGAAAAGGTTGAATATCCACAGGGTACATTTGCTCCTTATGAAGTTATAGGAGATTATCTTCATGTAAAGGGGGGTATTACCTTTGTTGCTAACCAGAAGATAAGAGTTCATTACCTTAAACGATTTGATGCTCCCACTTTCTTTGCAGAAGGTGGATATGGTACTCATTTGGATGAGATAGTAATGACAGGTGCTATAGGGAATACTCTCTATGATAAAGCTGATTACTATACACAACAAGCAGTTAGTGGATTAACAACTATGCAGGATGCCTTGACTGCCTTAGCTGGATATACTCTTACATTACCTGGTGCTATCACTCCCCCTACTGAGCCAACTATAGGAGATGCTCCTGCTGTGCCAACAATAGGAGTATTCCCTAGTGTTCCCACTATGGATGCTCTTCCAGATGCTCCTACAATAGATGCTTTTCCTTCTGCACCCAGTATGGGTGTATTACCTAATGCTCCTTCAATGGGTGCTCTTCCTAGTGTTCCCACTGTAGGAGTATTACCAAGTGAACCTACTTGTGGTGTTCTACCCACGAAGCCTACTATTGGTAGTTTTCCTTCTGCTCCAACAATAGGAAGTTTTCCTTCAGCAGTTACTATAGGTGAATTTCCTTCTGCTCCTACTCCACCTACCTGTGGTGTGTTGCCTACTGCTCCTACTCTTCCTGATGCTCCTACTATAGTTGCTACTCCACCTGATTCTCCAGCAATAACCTTTGATGATGTTAATGGAGCATTAGGTTGTGCAAGTGATGAAATAGACAAAGCTACTGGAACTGATGGTTTCCTTGACGTAGGTGATGCGTTTATCAATGAAGTTAATGCAGGAGAGGGTGTAGGAGCTACATTTGGTCAATATGCTTCCATTGCAGTACAGGCTGCTGGAGAGCTTATCAATGAAGCTCTTGTATATATACGAGAAAAGGAAGCTACTCTAACTCTCTATACCAATGACCTTAATAAGTATGCTGGTGCATTAGGTAAGTATGCTAGTGATATAGACCAGTATAGTGCTCTATGTACTGCTCTTGTCAATTCTTATAATATAGAGAGTGGAGTCATAATTAACAAGTATGCTCAAGAGACAGATGGTTATGTAGCAGGAGTTACTGGTTTCAGCACTTCCTGTGGGGTTATAATCAATAAATATGCTAGTGATATTACTAACTTTGAAGCTCAGAGCAGAAACATTATTGATAAGTTTATTCAAGATATTAACTCCTTTGCAGCCCAATCCAGAAATGTTGTTGATAAGTATGCTCAAGAGATTAACTGCCATGATGTAGAGAGTAGAAACATCTTAGAGAAGTATGCTCAAGATGTCAACTCCTATGTTGGAGGATGTAGTGCTATAGCAGATGTATTTGTTGCTGAGATGAATGGTTACATTACTGGTGCTAGGGTTGTATTGGAGAAGTATGCTCAAGAAGTTAGTATGTACAATATTCATAGTAGGATTGTGATTGATAAGTATGTACAGGAAGCAGAAGCATATCAGACTTTATGTAGAGCCATTGGAGATAAATTTGCACAGCTAACCAATGCTTATGATGTGAGATGCAGAGTTATAGCAGAGAAATTTGCTCAGGAAGTTAATGCTTATGTTGCAGAGACCAGAGCAGTAACAGATGAGTTTGCTCAGGATGCAAATATATATCAGAGTGAAGTACAGCAATATATCAATAGATATGCTACTGAGGTAGATAAGTATAATAGAAAGTACACTGCTCTGATTACTAATTATCAAGTACAGGGTAATGCGGTTGTTAGTGAGTTCACTGGTAAAGTGAATAGACATGTACAGTTAGCATCAGGATACAACAATACTGTATCTCAGTTCCTTGCTATATCAGAAAGATTGAGAGTTAAGGGTGCTGCATTACTTAACCAATTCTACTCAATGATAGGGCAGAGAGTAGAAGCACAGTCAGTTAGCTTTAGTGAGAGTTCCTCAGTAGCCACAACAGAGTAAGAGATATAATTTGATATATGAGGGAGCTTAGTTCTCCCTCTCTCTTTCCACTAATCTTTATGGGATAATATATATATCTTATAGTATATATAGATATATTATATCAAAAGTGTAGTTAAATAGAAGTACAGCCTATGTTCATACCTTATTGTATTAAACCTAAGTACCAACATCATCTAAGAGGAGGGAAGTGTTGGTATTGTAAAGAACAGTTCCAGAAGAGAGATAGAGTAATTGGATTAACATTCCTGTATAGAGGGAAGACTATAATGGCTAACTATCACTGGGAATGTTTGAAGAAGCTGATAGATGAATGGTTTAAGATAAATCCCTTTAAGGAAGAGAGAAGGAAGAGGAAGGGAAAGGCTTATCCAGAACTGTTACGGATGAGGAGAAGGTTAGTATCTCTACTGTATTACCATAAGAAGCATAATAATACAGAGAGAGTTGAAGAGTTAGAGAAAGAGATAGAGAAGATAACGGTATAAAGGAGGAGATAATGATTTGGCAGGATATAGTAATTATGGTTTCATGCTTTGGATTTGCAATAGCATTGATACCAAGTATCAGAGGAAAAGCCAAACCAGCTAAGAGTAGTTGTGCTATTACTGCAACCTTGCTTACCACACTTGCAGTATGTTTTGCTACTCTTGGTTTGTGGTTATCCTTTATCTCTGAAATAACAAGTATTGTTGCTTGGTTAATTCTATTGTTTCAGAGAAGATAACTATGCAGTAGATACTACTCTACATGCAGTGGATGTTACTGCATAAGGAGGATTGATGCCAAAAGTTTATAATAAGAGAACTGATAGAAATATACCACCAGAGGCTATTCTTGTTGACAGAACAACCCAATATGGGAATCCGATAAGAATACAAGGGCTGATAACAAGAATAGAGTCCATTGCTGAGTTCAGAGTATATGCAGAAGAAAGATTGAAGAGAGAACCTCATTGGTTAGATGAACTACGAGGAAAAGATGTAGTTTGTTGGTGTGCTCCCCTTCCTTGTCATGGAGATGTTTTAATAGAATTAGCTAATAGATAGTTAGCCTAAATCCTCCTACAATGACCCTCAGAGGCTCAACAGTGGTCATTAAATGTTTCCTCTATATGATTTCATTAACTACCCCATTCAATAGCCTCTCTTGCCTCTCCTACATCATAATAACAACCTCCCAGCAAAGACATAGAGTAGTGTTCAGGAGTGTAATGAGAATTTCAAAATATTTCTGTGAGAGAGGTAACATTCCTCTTCTTCATCACATCATGGTTATACCCTGTACCCTACCCCCTGAGCATATCATATATAATGTATATTATAGTAGTATATATCTTATATGTATATTATAGCATAAGATGTAGTTATAGATGAACAGCAGTAGAACAGATGTTCTAGTTTAATTCAACAGTTTAGCAGAAGCATAATTCAGCTACAATAATCCGATTAAGTGCAAGGGAAGCCTTAGAAATGGACATAGCCTATTGACTGGTAGTTTGATACATCCCTGTCCTTTCCTGTGTCATTTTGTGCCTTGTTAGCTTCAATAATATAATATATAATAATGTAGTTGTCTATTATTAGCACAAACGTTCTACATATTTTCTCTAACATTATGACATAAAGGTATTGACAAGGTAAAATGTAGATGCTATATTTATACCATAGTATTGTACTTTAACAACTGAATAGAGCTGGCGAGGCAGGCAGGGTATAAGGAGCGAGAACCCATGACAAAGAAACATTTTGAGGCAATCGCCAAGATAATGAAGCGTTACTATGCCCGCCCCGAATGGTATGTCAAATATAGTGGAAACTCTGTGCAAATCCTACTGAATGAACTGATAAATGAGCTAGCGGATTATATGCAAGATGCAAACCCTAGATTTGACCGAGATAGATTTACAAAGGCCTGTATAAGCTAAGCCCCTAACAGTCCTGACCTCACCAGTTATATCCAGAGGTTAAAATGCAATCTAAATTCAATATAGGTGATAAAGTTAGATTCACAGCTAGAACTACAAAATATAGTATAGCTAAAGCTAGACATAGAACTAGAACTATACGTAGAATTATATATGATAAAGCTAAATGTTGTAGCTATTATATACTATCTGATGTAGGTAAAGCTGAAACTGGATTTTATCGTAGCTATGAATTGAAGCTAGCAGTAAAGCTAAATATACGTGGCAGACCAAAGCTGCATAAAAGAGGGAGACCGAAGAAATAGCTTTAGAACACTTGTTCTAAATAAGTATGGTAGAGGGTTTAGAACAGATGTGCTAAAGGGTAAAATAGTTCTGATAGGACTTGACAAAAGAATAATAGTAGTGTAAGATAAGATAGCATTAGTTGTACTTTAACAATTAAATATAGTTAGTGAGATAGACAAGGCATAGGAGTAAATATGAAAAAACATCTATGTAAAAGAGAAAAAATCTGTTGGAATAGAGCACCAAACTTTGATGGTGATTGTATAAGTTTCAAAGGTACTTGTTCTGTGTGTGGGAAAGAGTGGGAGCAAGTGTTCGCAGAAGTAGAGGATGGGCTTTGGGATGTAGAGAATGAGGAGTATGTTATTATCTAAACCTATAAGTTCTAATCTCACTAATTATATCTAGTTGTTAAAACTAGGTTGTACTTTAACAATAGAATATAGTTTTGAGGTTGATGTCTAGGCTGGCTAAAGGAGAGCATTATGTATGATTTAGCCACAATACAAGCTATGAACAGAGATGCTTCAAGGATAGCTTGTCAAAAGAACTTAGTACCCTATGTGGTGTGGGAAGGTGATAAAAACCTTTTTCCACCCTTCCCATTTCCAAAGCTGGGAGATTATATACCGAAGGGATGGAAAAAGGTGAATGAGTATTTCTGTGATAGCTCTGGACTGGGAAGTGAGGATGAGCCAGCGTTGACGATAAGGGAATTCAAAAACAAGCTAGTAGTGGGTAGGGGATATGCAATTACAAGTGAGGGGCAGTTTCAAGTGTACGTGGGGGAATATATCCGAAGTTGAGAATAAACTGAGCCAGCTTAGACATGAGCTTCAAAACAAAATGGAGGTGAATATGAGAATACAATATAGAACAGTGGACTTGAGAACTCTCAAAGGCATCAAATATGCTGAGAGGTTGAAGGCTCAAGGATGGAAGATTGGGAGTATTGGTTTTTATACCATCCAGTTTTATAAATGTGCATAAGACCAAAGCAGAGTACAGCTTGGCAGCCATAGGAGGATAAGATGTTATTAGGATATATTGGAATAGACCAATATGGGGAACACTATCATATAAAGAAACACCCCTGAAAGGAATTGTTAGAGCAATTCGGCTCTAGTCATGCAGACAAAATGTATTGTGATACTGCATCTGGTAAATCTAGAGAGAAAGGATATGTTATTGCTAAAAGATGGATTAACATTTATAAAGTACATGATTGGAAGGAATAAGTTATGAGAACATATGGTAAAAGTGAAAGTGGTAATCCTCTAACTAAGTATGTTAATATGCACCAAACCAAAGAGGAACGGAGAGAGAAGTACCATTACCTAAAGGGATTAGGATTTAGTGTGGCTTATGCTACACAGGGAAGGGACTTTAGATGGAGTACAATACAAAGGAATGTTGATTACTTTGGGAATCATCCCGAAGAAGCGGCTAAGTTAGGATTATGTTTGGAGGTATAATGACCATAGAAGATATAATATATGAGTGTTTATCAGAATCTAAATTAACTCCTTATGAGATAAATACAGGGAATTGTGATGCTTTTGCTGAGAAAGTTACAGTTGTAGCTGAGAGATATAACGTTGAGGTTAAGCTCATAACCAACGATAGAGTTGGTCATATATGGGTTAAACATAGTGGTAAGTATTATGATGCTGAGACACCTAAAGGTGTAACTAATTGGAGAGAGTTAGTAGCAGTTAAACGTTCAATACTGGAGGTATAAACATGAGTGAATTAGAATGGCAACTAAGGGAACTGGAAGAAATAGAGGCAATGAGAGCAATGATGGAATGGGAGGAATCAGAGGATATCTTTGAGGGGTTGCAAGAGGAAGAAACAGAGGAGGTGGATATGTGAAATTGACAAGAACAGTGAAATATGATATAATATGACAGAATAGAATGACATAAAGGAGGAATAATATGAGAACAGCAACGCATAAAAAATTGGATGGGATGTATTATGATGGAGTGCCTGAGTATATCAGAGACGCAACGAGAGATAAGATTGTGATTGTCTGTGATGGTGCAGAGCATACTATTACACTAGATGATGTATGCCACCATTACGCCTACGATGCTTGTAATATAACTTCAGGATTTCGAAGGCTGGGGGATATAGTAGGTGATTGGCGACCTGTAAGCAATATAGCTCAAGAGTGTCTTAATATCTTTAAGGTGCTTAATATTGAGGGATTGCGGAAGGCTTCTAAGTCATATTCTGATATAATGACCCCTAGGTTCTAGGACTTGACAGCATCCTTTGAATTGTGGAAAGAGGCATAACCTAAAGAGATTGGAAGCAATGAGCAATGGGGCAGATATATGGCAGCTAGTATGCCCAAATACAGGAAAGGTTTATGGGAGATTAGCTTCTGATTGGCCTGAAGGTGGACTACACTAAGTTAATACTAGCAGTTATCTTAATAGGTATAGTAGTAGTGTGCTATATTCATATAAGGAGGCATTAAAGAAGGAGAAATGAATTACACAAAAGGAGAATACTGCTTAGGTAATTCGTGCCGATTCTATAAGGCCAATATTGATGCTGTCTGTTTTAATGAAGGAGTTCTTCCAAAGTGTAGTCCTGCGTTAAAGCAGGCACGAATGAAGTTGGATAGTGCCTCTCCAGAGATGCATGAGGCATTGAAGGTGGCTCTGGATGAAACGCCTGGATTTATGTTGGGCGAAGATGTGAAGCAGGTAATGAGACAGGCTCTTGACAAAGCCGAAGGAAAGAAAGAGAAATGAAGAAACATACAAAGAAGTCCAAAGGTAAGAAGTCTAAGGCTGTTAAGAGAACAACTAAGAGATTAGTCGAGCCTGTTGATATTGAGAAGTTAAGGCGTATGGGAGCAATTATTATATAGGAGGGGAAATGAGATACTTACAATGTAGAAAGTGTGGTGGTACACAGGGGACATTAGTAAAGATGGATGAGGAATATCAGCATCAAAGGGAAGTGGATTGTAATAGACATCGTGCTATTGAGGAAGCAAAAGCTAAGATTATGAGTCAAGCTAGGCCAATCAAGAAGGAGGTAACGTGACTGAACAAGAGATACAGTGGATAAGGGAAAGGGCAGGAGAAAAGGTGATTTACTATCATTCTTTCTCACTTCATTTTCCCTTCCTTCATAGAAACAAGGAGGTTTTTGTTTTTGGTGGTCATTGTGGCTGTTGTGGTAGATGGAATTGGCAATGGTGTCTGAAGGGATTTGAATGGACATATCCCTGTGAAAGATGTTGTGGGGAGGTGGATTGACAAGGGACTTGACAGAATTATTAAACTATGGTATAATATAAGCACAGTAAAATAGAGTGATAGGAGGGATATGAAAGCAGTAGATATAATTGCGAAGGAAGCAGATAATAAAACAAAGAAGGAGGAAAGTATGAAGCTAACACTGAAGAAGGATAAGGTAACAAAGAACAAAGTTGTAAGGTATGCTGATGGGGATAATCATAACATATACTTACAGCCAGAGGAAGTGGAGAAGCTAGGGAATCCTGAAGTTATAGCTGTAACTATAGAAGCAGGAAAGTAAAGATGGATTGCTCTAATTGTCCTTGGAGAAGTTCGGATACCTGTCGTAACTGTAAAGCAGGACAGAGAGAAGTTACTACTAAGGAGGAAATAAAGTGAATACTAAACAAGTTAGGTTTAGAAAAATGGCTAGTGGTGATTATCATAAAGAGAAGTTTCAAGACTGTATTCATATAGATGATAATGTACATGTCGTATGGATAGATTTTATTGATGATGAGCTTGTTATCACTACTTCTGAGGAATGTATTGTAGAAGATAGTTGGCTCAAACCAAAACCTAAAATATGCCCCTATTGTAAGCAAGTAATGGAAAAGGAAAAGGAGGAAGAATGAGAGAAATAACATCTGAACTTAGAAAGAGGAATTGTGTAATCTGTCTCCATTGTGGAGCTATCTATGAGGATGCAACAGAGGAGGAATTTTGGGGGAATGAGTGTCCTAACTGTGATAGTGGATTTTTTAGTTGGATGATTGCAGATATGGCTTCCTCCTTCTGGCTTAGCCCTGCTGCACAAGCAATGATAGCAGGGAAGATAAATGAGTTTAAGAGGAGTAGAAGTGAATTGTTCATATTCTAAGCAACAATTAGACTATGTGATTGTGTACAGTGAGTGTGTACAAAAGGCAGAAATAGATGAAGAGGGTTATATAGAGGCATATAGTGAGGTAGAGGCAGTGCTAGATACTATAGCTATTGAATGTCCTTACTGTATGGGGGAAATTACAAGCTATATAGAGAAGAGATAACATGGAAAAGAAACAGAGAATATTTGAGACAAGGCATTGTGAACTCGCTCCTGGAGAGTATAGTTTAACTATTGCGATAAATAATTGTCATATTAGCATGGACACTTTTTGCTACCCTCATCGTGAGGGAAACTATGTTGACTTTACAATCTTTCGTCTAACCTCAGAGGATGTTAGAGAACTGATTGAAAAGTTACAGAAGGATTTATCTTTAATTGAACCTAGCCCTAAGTCTATATTTCTTTCAGGTTATTGTAAGAGGTGTGGATGGAAAGGAAGTAACTTTGCTTGTATTCGTGTGCTTAATCCTTGGTGTCCTGATGATGTTATAACTGAGATGGGATGTCCAAATTGCAAATCAGATAAGTGGCTAACAATAAAGACAGAGGGGCTTGACAAATAAAGAGAAGTGTGCTATAATATAAGCATAGTGAACTTTAGCAAAGGTTGTTCATGGCAAAGCCGCTAGCAGATTTGGTCGTTGGAAATGACTTTTGGTACGGAAGATATTCATGGAGCAAATCTTATCCAGTACTAAAGTATTATGTCACTTCACCTATTGACTGAGTGGTATTTGGTGTTATAATGAAATTGACAAATATAGTAATTTGTGGTAAGCTGATAGCTTGCCCTTTTGCCTAAATTTCTACTCTGGATTTAGAAGGAAAAGAACATAATTAAGGAGGAAGGAGACACCATGACAGAGATTGAGCTTTGGCAGAGACCTTCAGATTCCAAAAACATTTTTGGTGAAGACGAGAAATTCTGGTACTACTGCGGTGCAGGAAAGACAATTGCAGACCTTCTAGAAAAGAAGGATATTCCGAAAGGTGCAACTATAAGGGTAATAACAAATGATTTCAGAGAAGACAAATGGGGCTTTGATAGTGCTTGGTATAAGTTTGTCAAAACAAAACTTGATGAAGGCATAAAGATTAAGGCATATGGAGGACAGAACAGAATGGCATCCGAGGCTGTACAAAAATTAATGGATGCGAAAATGGATGTGTTTGAAGTTAGTGCTGAGCCAGGAAAAGAACCTATAAAGGAGCACTATGTGACAGTTGATAACCCCCCAGTGATTTGGGCAGAAGCAGAACATCGCGGTTTTTATGCATTTGGCTGTTTCTATACCGAAAAACCTTATGAAGATGCATGGTTCGGTATTGACAAGTATTTTGAGGATATAGAGAAGCAGGGAAAGTGGCTTCCCCACAAAAGCCCTAGTGAAATGGCATCAAATAAAAGAGAAGAGATAGCAGAGATTGTGTATGACCTCTCCTCTGGAGACAGAGACTCTTTTATAGATGAATACAAATTAGACATAAGGAAGTCCCGCACGTGGGATGAATTGACAAAATCGAGTAGAGAATTCTGGGTGGAAAGAGTAAGCAAAATCCTCTCTATCAAAGGCATCCGCCTAGAGGCAGAGAATCAGGAGTTGCCCGACAATCCCTATTCTGATTTGAGCTTGTTCGTAGCATACGGCGTAGCAGTCGGACATATACTCACCCCCGATTCAGAAGGTAGAGTTTGGGTTAAGTGTCTCAAGAAGGAGGAACATGGAAGTTAAGGCATTAAAGATGCGAAAGGCTAAGGCAAAGGTCATTATTGACTATGATGATGGCTTATTTGATTTAGAGGATATTTGTAGATGGTTTGAGTCTCATTCATCGCCAATGCTTATTGTTAAAGTAGTTGAGATTAAGGAGGAACAATGAACCTTTACAAAAAGTGGCTAAATGTCAATTACTTTACGCTATCAGAATATCCACTTTCCTGGGTATGGCTATGTGATGAGCCATTTCACCCAGTCATGCGATATACCATAATTTTAAGATGAAGGAGGGAAGAGCATGGACAAAATGAATTGGCAAGAGACTGTGAAACTAAACCAGCAAGAAACTTCCAAGTCAATAAGGTTCATACTGAGAGGAATAAATAAACGGTCAGAGCTAGAGAATTACATTATCTATCGCCTTGAAGCCCAAGCCAAGGCTACCTGGGAAGCCCGCCAGAGTGAGGTAGATGAGGCTTACAACAGAGGGTATGAAGCTCACAAGGCAGAAATGTGCGACCACTGTGATACTCCATTACTCCGAGAAGGTGAGCTTTATCAGAAATTAGATGAGGCTGAACAAAGAGGGATAAGAAAGGTCACAGAGTGGATAAAAGACCACAGATTCTACTGTGCTGATGTCCCACCTAAGGAAGGTGTGGCTTATGGGTATCTCGGTAATTATATTCTCAGATTTGGCAAGGAGAAGTTGCCCTCTGTGGGATTCTATGAACTGAGTGATGACCCAGAGTGGCAAGCCTTTCTCAAGGGAGTAGAGAAATGAATCCAGTTGTGAGTAGAGGGAAGATTGAAGGTAGTTAGTGACGAGGAGCAGAAAATATTGGATTGTTACAGAGAGTTGGCATTAAGAGAAGTGATGGACTTCAAGGTTGAAGTGGAATCAAGAAGGATGACAAGGAAGTTGGCTAGGAGGATGTTACATGGGACATTATCCATATTCATAGGATTCCTGAATAAAGGTAAGGAGGAATATATAGATGAGATGATAAGGAGATTTGAGAGATTGATTGATAAAGGAGGGAAAAGATGAATAAAGAACTTGCTAAAGCAATAGATAAAAGTTATGCAAAGCTAAGGGATGCAGTGATGTTAGTGCTGACAGAACATATCCCAGATATAGTTACTTGTCCTCACTGTGAGAGAGACTTTGTATTAACTGAGATTGATTGGGATAGGTTAGTGGATGATGTCATTCTCTTTATGATAGAAGGAGGTAAAGGTGATGCCATTTGATGCTATATACAAACCAAATAAATTTGATGAGAGAGGAATGTGTGAGGGTCTTGATGATGAGAAGGCAGAGGCAGTATTGATACTCAAAGTCTTTGCTAATAGACAAGTAGTGTTTATTCATAAGAATGGTACATTAGATAGGGATGATATGCACTGTTTCTCTGAGTGCAGATGGAGGTAAAGATGAGTAAGTTTATTGACGGAGCAGCTACTCTTGATGAGATTAAACAGTGGGTGTCTCTGCAAGAGGAGATAGAGAGGGAAGAAGGAAAGCAATATTACTGCTGGGATTGTGTTGCAAGGTTGAGAAAGAGGTTGGAAGATAAGTATGTTTGTCCTATTTGTGGACAGATATTCTTTAGAAGAATTATTTTTGATGCAGATGGAGCCACACAGGATTGTCCAATCTTCTTTCTTGGTGGAACGTATGAACTATGCAAGAGATGTCTTTATTATAGAGGCTCAGAAGGATTTGATGTCTTCTGTGCATACCCAAAATAGGTAAGATAATACCCAAAGGAGGTCTAAATGGAGAAGCCACCTATAATAGATAGTTTTGACTGCTCAACTTGTGATACAGAACCAGAAGGTTGTCCTGGCTGTGGTAGTAGTGCAAAGGAAGCTCAGCGAGATGCCGATGTAGAATGGTATGCAAAGGAAATAGGTATTGCGTTATCTGCCATGACGAATCCTAAAACTAAGTTAGGAGCTACTGTGTTACAGCATACAGAAGAAGCCTTTGCCCAAGTCCGCTAGGAGACAGCAAGAGAGATATTTGAGGAGATTAAGAAATATAAAATGCAAGATGATGATATGTATTGGCTTCCCGCTGGAGCTTGGCTGATACTCAAGTCTAAATATCTAAAGGAGGGCAAATGAACTGGAGACCTAAAGGATGGGAGAATCCCTATAAAGAGGGAGTGCAAATAGCTTGGGATAGAGAAATAGACTTATCACAAGAAACGCAACAAGCCTGTTTTGAGGTAGGAGCAGATGCCATGCTAGAGGCTTTGAAAAAGCAAGCCATCCCACATGAAGTTTATGCTGACTATTTGAGATATGGATTCGACCGAGGGGCTAAGATATTCACGGGGGAGGAAGATAAAGTGACCTATCAAGGAGTTAAGGGAACACTAGTGTTTATTCCTGATGCGGAGGGCAAATGACTATTGAATCAGAAGAGAAACGACAGAGAATCATAGATACAGTGGAGAGGTGGACTAAGCACACTAAGATTAAACAGTATCTAAGACCTTATGACATTCCTGGGCTAGTTGAATCTATCATCATAGAGTTCTATCATATCAAGTTATGCTGTGGTCATTGGGTTAGAGAGTTTAATGAGGGGGTATATCTTGAAGTAGATGATTGTGATGGTTGTTACTATGGAACTTATTGCAAAGATTGTGCTATGGAGATGATGAAAGAAGGATATGCTAGGATACCTTCTCTTGTAGTAACAGAAAACATTGAGAAATGAAGATACAAACATTACAGAGTGTTCTCTCCGAAAAAGAGCATTATATTCCCCCCATCATAGGTTCAGGAGTGCTCTTAGAGCAGACTAAGCTAGTTCTCTATGGTGCATTTAAGGCAGGGAAGTCAACTCTTGTGCAATACATAGCTATGTGTGTAGCTGGTGGATTGCCTCTCTTCGGTTCAGAGTTATTCAAGACTAAGCCCTGTAGAGTGCATTATATTCAACTTGAAATGCCATATATACCATTTCATAGGAGATTGAGAAACTCTGTATTGTCTCAGTTGGAATTGGTGAAGAAGAATCTCTACTTGACTACTGAGTTCTGGTTGAAGTTAGATACACAGGAAGGTAGGGATAACTTAACTTCTGCTTTGGAGGAAGTTCATCCTGATGTAGTGATTATAGACCCACTATATAAGTGTACATTGGGAGGAGAGGAATATAAGGACTTATCACTCATCTATGACCATTTGGATAAACTCATAAATGATTATCACTTTTCTCTTATATTCACAGCACAGGGAAGGAAGACATTGGTGATACAGACAGGTAAGGTGGACTTGGGAGACCAAGAGTTAAGAGGTTCTACTGCTACTGGTGGTTGGACAGATACGATATTAGGATTAAGAAGAATGGAAGGTACTAATAGGAAACTCACTGGAACTTTACGTCATGGTTCAACTGATGAGTTTTCAGTAACAATTAGTTTGGATACTACTACAGGACTGTATTCATTAGTATAAGGAGGAAAAATGAAAATCTATTTAAGAGCATGGAAGTTATTGTTAGAAAGGTTAGAACAGAAGACAGGATGGGGTAAGGAAGAGTTGAAGAAGTTAATGCTTCAATGTTTATTAGATGCAGGAGAAGATGTGGCATAGGGACTTGACAAGGGCTATGCCAATGTGCTATACTATTGTCATAAGGAGTGAAGAATGAGTGAAACAGCAGCAGATATTTATACTCACTATCAGTATGATTGTCCATATCGAAGAAGGTGCAGTGATGAAGGAGTAAGGTGTGATAGCTGTTATCATAGTTCAAAGAAGAGCTACTATATACCTGAGCCAGTACCCTATGTGCCTTATCCTACATCTCCTTGGTATCCTTATAATCCTTGGTCACAGCCTTGGACAATATATACAGGAGATTCTGCATGAAGATTGAATATGTAGCTAAGGAGTGGGGTATATCTTCTCGTACAGTCTATAGATTGGTAGAAAGAGGACTGTTACCAGCAGAGATAATAACTGTATCAATACCACAGGAGTGTTATGATATAGCTGTTATTACAGTGAGTAGAGTGAGTGAGATGCTGAAGCAGAAGAGGAAGAGTAAGAAGAAGACTACTACATTGATTAGAGAGTATTTATCTATACTAGCAAGAGGTATGATAGATGGACGTTATTGTTTATGCAATAAGACAGGTCTTGGATAGTGTTGAAGAGAGTCTTAAAAAAGCATTGCAGGAGGTCTCATTTTATGGTTCAGGGCTTGTAAAGCAAGGGCATATAAAGAAGGCTCTTGAGAATGTCCAAGAAGCTATAAGTGAGTTGTTGGTTATTTAGGGAATCAAGTCGAATCCAAATAAAACAAAGGAGGTTTAATTATGGAAAGACTTAAATCAAAGAGAGAGAGTGTAGCCAGTTATCAGACACCTATCAATAGAGTTAAAGGGACATTAGAGAGTAGGGTACTAGAGCCAAGGAAGGGAACATTTGCCAAAGCAGGTCAACAGGATGTCATTCTCAAGGTAGTGAACATCTTGGAGATTGAGTCCGATACACCCTATCCTTACAAGACTGCGGAGATAAGAGTAAAGTTCTCTGATAGTATAACATCCAGTTGGGCTTTGTTGGAGGATAGTGTGGCTGAGGTGTTGGGTAGGGATGTTACTGAGGTCTCTATTGATGATGTAGTGAAGAGTGTAATAGTTCTGGAGAAGGAGAAGAACCACCTCTTCTTCACAGACAAGACTGGAAAAGAGAGCAAGGGGGATGTGTGGAGAGTTACTGCTGTAGAGGGTAAGGGAGTGAGTGCTACTAATTATGCTGTAGATTTACTGAAGGGTAAGTCTCAAGCAGACTTTGAAAAGATAGCATCAGATGATGCTTCAATCAAGAAGAACATGAAGCTCTACTCCTCTATTATGAATGGTAAGTTCTTCACCTCACCAGAAGTCACAGCTAAACTCAAAGAAGTTAATGGAGTCTTTGTAGAGAAATAGGAGTATTGATATGAAGGTGTGGGAGACACAACCTGAGTTCATAGATACACTGTTACAGAATTTGAAAGAACACTTCAAGTTACTGCATCAGCGTGAGGGTATTCATCTGACAGATTGTTTACTCTGCCTTAGAAAAGCATATTGGGATAAGGTTGATGCTCTCCCACCCACTGAGGATGAATTGCTTTACTTTATCTTAGGGTTAGGGTTGCAAGAGGTATTACATTTGGCTTCAACTGTTGGAGAGACAGAAATGAAGTTAGATGGTATCCTCTTGAATCCTGATTTCGAGACTGTTAAAGGGACTCCAGTAGAGTTGAAGACTACTAGGATTGGTAGGAAGAGACTTGATTCCCATGACTTCCCTCAGCATTGGATAAAGCAACTAATGGGATACTGTTATGGACTGAAAGTTACTGAGGGAGAGTTATTGATATTTACTCTTATACATCCAGAGTTGCTTAATTATCATATAGAGTTTACAAGTAGAGAGTTGGGGGAGAATTGGGGAATGGTACTTGGTAATGTAGAGATATTGAAGATAGCATTAAGCACTCATACATTACCAACTAGGACAAGTGAAGATTGGCTGTGCAAGGATTGTAGATATAGATTACGTTGTATGATTGAGGAGAAGAAATGATGTTATATCCAAGAATAGTTAAAACAGAAAAGGGACATGAATTAGTCCATGATGACCAGTTAGTAGGTTGGTATGAACACATGTTGTTACAACATAGAATGATATTCTTTGATAGCCTTATTGGTATGGGGAATCCTGCAAAAGCACTAACAGGTTCAACAGATACAGGGATGCTAAACACTCTGATGGCATTAGATTCTCTTTCCCATGACCCTATAAGGATGGTGATAACATCAATGGGAGGAGATTTGAATATAGTATTTCTACTCTATGATGTTATTAAGTTGATTAAGTCTCCTGTGGAGATGCTAGGTAGAATCTGTGTATCAGGAGCAGCATTGCTTTTAGCAGCAGGAAGTAAGAGATATTTGTCTCCTCATGCTAAGGTTATGCTTCATCTTCCTAGTGGTATGATAGAGGGTGATATACATGAGTGGGAGATACAGCATACTGAGATGCAGAAGTATAAAGAGAAGATGGTAGATATGCTACAGGAATGTGGAGTGAAAGCAGATAGAGATACTATATTGAGAGATGTGGATAGAGACTTCTGGTTAGAGCCAGAGGAAGCTATTAGTTATGGTTTAGCTGATACAGTAATGACACCTGAGATGTGGGGTCAATGGATAAAGAAGGAGGATAAATGATAATATCATTAGAGGGAGTTAGAAAGACAACTAAGAGTACCTTTGCTCAATCAGCACCACAGAAGATAGTGTATTTTGATTTTGATTTGGGTGTGGATAGAGTAGAACCTAAGTATAGACCTCCAAAGGATAAGATTACTATTCTGGATTATGGAACATTAGCTATCATCAATAAAAAGAAGCAAGCAGCTTTTGTGATGAAGGAGTGGGATAGATTACTTAAAGAGTATAATGATGCTCTGGAAGATAAAGAGGTGAAGTCTGTTGCTTTTGATACTTTCACAGCAGTGTGGGAGTTAAGACGATTAGCTTATCTTGCTGAGTTGAATGTTGAAGCAAAAGCTAAAGGGGAATCTGAGAGAAGGAATCTTATGCCACAGGAATACTTCATCCCTAATACTGATATGAAGATGCTGCTCACTCAAGCTAAGATACATGGGAAGAATCTTATACTGGTACATCATCTTAAAGAGGTATATAAAGAGGGTAAGCCTACTGGAGAGATGGAAGCTGATGGATTTAAGTACACAGGAGACCTTGCTGATGTAGTGTTACAGTCCAGTAAGAGGGATGGTAAGCCTGTGTACACAGTGAAGGATTGTGGATTGACATTAAAGGCTGAGGGATTGGAGATAGAAGAGCCTACATTTGAGAGTGTGGAGACATTGATAAATAAGTTGAGGAATATGTGATGGATGAATTAAATGAACTAATGCTTACACAGGCTATTAAAGAAATTCTATATGCTCATAGAAAGAATGGTGGTGATTTGTTCTATTGTGTAGAACAGATAAAAGATGATTTTAAGAGGGCTGGCTATGTGAGGTTAGCAGAAGACCAGACAGTATGGCAGATAAATTCCACGAGGGCATATAAGAAGGGGCAGGAAGATTTAATTAAAGCTGGTTGGAGAAGGGTAGAGGAGTTGTGATGGATAACTTCATCATAGCTGACCGAGGCGAACCCTTCACTGTAACTGAGGAACTACAGAAACTCATCAGAGTAGATATAACCTCAGCTAATAGGCAGGGATTCTTAGATTATACCTTCTATGACTATGAAGGATGTCCAGTAACTATAGAGAGGAAGGAAGTGCATGACTTAGCTGGAAGGGTAGATGACTTAGAGCAGCAGTTGAGGAGGGCATTGAATGAGATGCAGGGATTGAATGGTAAAGTAGGATTGCTGGTAGAAGGACTCATGCACCCTATCAATGGTTCTACAATACTATATAAGCAGAAGATGGATGGTAGTATATTCTATAGAGATAGAGTTGTTAATAGACCATATAACTACTATGCTGGATTTGAGTGTAGGCTATGGCAGATAGGAATACCTGTATTTAAGACCTGTGGTACTAGAGAGACAGCGAATTTCCTTGCTGCCTTAGTGAAGATTTGTAGAGAGAATCCTGATATGTCTCACATGTTTCAGAAAGTGAAGTTGAATATCCCAAAGGATGTCTCTCCACAAATGAAAACATTACTAGGGATGGGGTTAGGACAGGTAGTAAGCACTAAGCTGTTGGAGAAGTTCAAGACAGTAGATAAGATTATACACACTAAGGAGAAGGATATAGTGGAGATTCATGGTGTAGGAGAAGCTACGGTTAAGAAAATAAAGATTGCTCTAGGGAGGGATGAATGAAGGAAATTAGACAATATAATATGTGTCCTCGTTGTGGTAGGGAACTAAATCATAACTGGGTAATGATTGGTAATCCTAGTCCACCAGACTTTATACTTCAAAGAATAGAGTGCAAATGTGGTTATAAGTTAGTCTATAAACTGAAACCTGAGTGTATAGAGCGTAGAGAGGAGTATTATGCGTAATTTAGATTTTGTTTCTTTTGATTTAGAAACTACAGAGTTGAAGGCTGATTTCTCAGTCATCCTATCAGCCTGTATTAAACCCTTTGGAGGAGAGCCTATAGTATTCAGAGCAGATGACTACAATCCTGATTGGGAGACTGGGAATAGAAAGAATGATAAAACTATCACTGCTGCTATACTGAAAGAGTTAGCTCAACATGCAGTAATTGTGGTGCATTATGGAAGTTTTGATATACGATATATCAATGCTAAGGCTGTGAGATACAACTTACCTACATTACCTAATATCTTTGTCATGGACACATATTCATTAGCTAAAGCTAATCTACAGGTAAGCAGAAGAAGATTAGATGCTCTAGCAAGTTACTTCTTCAGGAAGAAAAAGACTGTAGTAGATGGAGAGCTATGGATGAAAGCAGGGATGAATGGTGATATAGAAGCATTGGATAAGATAGTAGAGCATAATATACAGGATTGTATTCTATTGGAGCAGTTAGCTCAAGTGCTCTTCCCATTTGTACATTCATTGAGGAGGGTATAATGAGAATCTATATAGCTGCTCCTTATACACAAGGGGATGTTGCTGTTAATCTTCATAGAGTTTTTGAGGTTGCAGATGAGTTAGTTAAGAAAGGACATACTCCTTATATCCCTCATTGGACACACTTTTGGCATATATACTCACCCAAGGAATATGGGTTCTGGTTAGAGTATGATGCAACTTTTATCATTCATTGGGCAGAAGCTCTATTGTATTTAGATGGTATCTCTGACGGAGCAGCAAAAGAAGCTGTTTTAGCTTCTAGTTTATATTTACCTATATTTCATTCTATAGAGGCTGTGCCTGATGCTTTTAGTTAGTAGTCCTAGAATCTTCCAGAGCAGAGATGAAGTCTGGAATGAACTCCAGCAAAGCACTCTTGTAGCAGCAGATACAGAAACAGTAAGTGAAGATAATAAAGAACTTCTCTGTATCTCTCTTGCTATCTCTCCAGATACATCCATTGCTTTCAGTTCTGATGATGAAGATATAAGCAAAGTATGGTCTCTGTTAGAAAAGATTCCTAGTGTATGGCATAATGTCCTCTTTGATGTCTTCAATTTAGAATCTGCTGGTCATCATATCAACTGGATAGATGACACTATGCTTATGGCTCAAGCACAGGGGTATCCAGCTAAGTTAGGGGATTTATCCTTTCCATTCTCTTTCAGTTGGAAAGCAGTACAGTCTCTACTCTATAATGAAGCTGGAGTTAAGATTAAGAAGAAGACTCTGAAGGATTGTGCATTTAAGGACATAGCAGAGATATGTAATATGCACAGTATAGGCACATATAAGATATATAGTAAGATAGAGAATGACAATGCTTCTTACCATTTAGATAAAGAGATACTTCCTATTGTGTTAGCTATGCAGAGGAGAGGAATCAGACTAGATAAAGAACTGCTCAGGAAGAGAAATACAGAGTATAAGGGCATTGTTGATGACCTCAAGGATGTCTGTGTGACTATGCTTCATTTCAATCCAGCATCTCCTAGGAGTATAGGCATAGCTTTATCTGAGCAAGGTATAATCACATCATTCAGTTCCAAGGGTAATATGAGAACAGGAGAGGAAGCATTACTATCATTGATGGAGACTTCAGAGATAGCTAAACTTACTTTGAAATATAGAGAGAAACATACTCTCTATGCTACATTCATTAAACCATTCTTGGATAGGGAGAGAATCTATCCTGTGTATCATGTAGTAAGGACAGGTAGATTTGCAGGTTCTAAACCTAATCCTCAGAATATACCAGAACATTTAAGAGACCAATATTTACCTGATGCAGGAGAGATATTCTGGGATGCAGATGCTTCACAGATAGAACCAAGGATTATGGCATGGTTCTCTAAAGATAAAAAGATGATGGGAGATTTAGCTACAGGAGATATTTATTTACCTATAGCACAGAGATATAATATAAAGAGATATACAGCTAAACAGTTAGTATTAGCATCCAGTTATGGTGCAGGGGAGAGTAAGTTAGTAGAGACAAGTCATCGTCATGGTGATAATATCTCTTATGAAGATGCTAAAACTCTACTCCATGCTTATTATGATGATTACCATGAATTCAGGGATTGGAAGGATGAGATAGAGAGACAAGCAGCAAGAGATGGATATATCACTACTTGGATGGGTAGGAAGAGGACATTAGAAAGTATGGAAGAGGGTGAGGAAGAGGGATATGAACCATTGTTAAAGGTAGTGAACTCTATTGTGCAGGGTACAGCAGCAGAGATACTCAAGTTAGCTATGGTGAGATTAGCTGAGTATAAGATTGCTACCACTATACATGATGAGTTATTATTATCTGTTATTACTCTTCCTGATGCACATATCCTAGATAACCTTTGTGAGATGGCTGTGCTATGGGATGTAACGACAGGCAAGAACTGGTTAGATTTACATGCGGTGATAGTTTAATGGCAGAACAACTACTGAACCAAGTAGAAGATAGCGGTTCAATTCCGACTTCACCGCTCCAACTAAAATTAAAACAGGTAGATAAGAAGACAGCATCAGAGGCTTATCATAAGTGGCATTACTTTGGTGATAAAGGTTTCTTATCCACTTTCAATTTTGGTGTATATTATAATGATGTATTATTTGGAGCTATCTCATATGGAATACCTAATGCTCCAGCTATTAAGGGGATTTACACAAAGGATACACAATCAGACTTCATGGAATTGACTCGTTTAGCTCTGTCAGATGAACTCCCTAAGAATAGTGAAAGCAGGGTAATAGCTATTAGTTTGAGATTGTTAAGAAAACTAAGACCTTCTTTAAGAGGAATTATCACTTATGCTGATACTGCTTATGGTCATACTGGAATAATATATCAAGCCAGTAACTTTAAGTATCAGGGATTAACAGCACCTAAAACAGACCTCTTTATTGGCGGAAAACCAGTTGGTAAGTTGAAGGGAGTCAAGTATTCGGAGTTAAAGGGTGAATGGAGACCTCGTTCTCGTAAACATCTCTATATTAAGTATTTGTGGAAAAACAGGGATGAAATCTCTCAGCAATGAAATATACCTCCCATCCCTATCAATGCCCTTTCTTGAGCTTCTCAGGGCTATTCTAGGGGATATTATAACAACTACTTGACTCCTCCTTCTTCGATGTGGTATAATTATTATAGGACTACAGAGATATTATTATGTTTACAATAGTTGAAGTAATCTGGATTGATGCTTGGCATGAATCAGCAGAGATGACTAGAAGTGCTATAGTGAATTTACAACCTATCAAGCGAAGAACTGTTGGTTATTTGTTAAAGGAATCAGATACTGAGACTATTGTAGCCTCTGAGATAATTGAGAAGATACCTGAAGGGGAAGATTCCTTCACAGCTATCTCTATAATCCCCAAAGGTATAATTATAGAAGTGATATGCCTGAATGGGTAAAGATACTGTTAGAGATACTACTCTGTGTAGTAATATGTAATATATCTTGTATTATAAGAGAAAGATGGAGACTCAGTAAGAGTGGCATTAAAAGACGAGACTGCTGCATTAAATCCTAAACAGAAGAAGTTTATCCAGTATCTTGTTGCAGGTACTAAAAAGGATGTAGCTCTCAAATTAGCTAACATACCAACTGCTACTCTAAAGTGGTGGCTACATGATAATAAGAACTTTCATGCTCTAGTTGAGAGAGTAGAAGAGTTAAAGGATGCTTACTTTGAAGAGGCATTTCAATTACTAAGACAAGGAAATAAAGTAATGGCTCTCTTCTTGGAGCAAGAATTGCTAGTGAAGATAAAGGAAGAGATAGAATCAGGAGAATATAACCTTGTGAAGACACCATTAGCTAAGGAAGTATATGATAAAGCATTGGAGTCAGCTAAGGGAGTAACAATTCCTAATGCTGGATGGATTCAATTTGTTCAGAGTCAAAATGTGATTGCTGGTGTTCCACAAAGAGAGCAGCTATCTGCACCAAGAGAGGAGGTAGTAGGTGAGAACTTATAGACAAAGAGCAGCAGCTAGAAGAAATATAAGACGTGCTCAACTGCATCGTAAGGTTAGAAGCACTCTGTTTAGAAGAATAAAGAGAAGATGGATATAAGAAATGTCTAAAAAGATAAACGATGGATTAACTAGATGGCAAAGATTCTACCGAAGACATAAAGAGGAAAGGCTCGCTTATGGTAGGAAGTGGTGTCAGGAGCATAAAGAACAAAGACAAGCTATTGATATGAGATGTCGTCAGAAGAGGAAACTAGAGATTCTTGGTCATTATAGTGATGAAAAACTTGTTTGTGCTAAGTGTGGGTTTAGTGATATACGAGCTTTAACGATAGACCATATTGAAGGAGGTGGGTGTAAGCATAGAAGAGAGCTTAAAACAGGGAGTGGAGAAGGCTTTTATCAGTGGTTAAAACGTAATAACTTCCCAGAGGGTTATCAAGTTCTCTGCTCTAATTGTCAACTTATTAAGAGGATGGAAGAAGGAGAGGATAAGAAGTGGAGACTGAACAAAAAATAAACTTCATAGAACGTTATCTTTGCATTATCACAAAGGATAGGCAGGTTGTTCCTTTTGTTCTGAACAATGTCCAGCGTTATTATATGCTTAATAAATCCAGACGAACTCTTATCTGTAAATCTCGTCAGTTGGGGCTATCTAGCATCATCCTAGCAGACCTCTTTTCTGAGTCTATCACTACACCAAATACAACTTGTGTAGTAGTTTCACATGAGTCTCATGCTACAGAAAGATTATTGGCAAAAGTACATTTCTATTACGAAACAATGAGAACAGAGATAAGACCTGAGATGGGACACAAATCTGCTTATGAAATTACCTTTCCAGAGTTGAATAGTAGTATCTATATTGGAAGTGCTCAAGCAATGGTGTTCGGAAGAGGTGACACGATAAATAAAGCTCACCTTAGTGAATTCGCATTCTACCCCGATGCTGAAAGAATTATCAATGCTGTAGAGGAAGCTGTTCCTTTGAATGGAGATATAGTTATTGAGACCTCCCCCAATGGAGAGAATGAGTTCTTTGGATTATGGAGTAAAGCAAGAGAGAAGAAGAATAGTTACAAACCACTTTTCTTTCCTTGGTGGTCAGGACAAGATTATTGGTTATCAAAAGGTTCAGAATATGCTCTAGAAGGAGATAGAGGAGATTTAGATTTATCTCCTGATGAGATAGAGCTTAAAGATAGGTATAATCTTACTGAAGAGCAACTAAGGTGGAGAAGGATGAAGATAGCAGACAAGGGTGGACTCTTTTATCAAGAATACCCCGAAGATGAATTAAATGCGTTCATAGTTGTAGGAGAACCTGTATTTGATTCTTATATACTAGATACTCTTGCTAGACAATGCTACCCTGGAAAGAATCATTCTACAGGAGCACTCATCTGGAAAGAACCAGAGAAGGGTAAGAAGTATGTTATTGGTGCTGATTGCAGTGCAGGAGCAGTATCTTACTCTGCTGCATCAGTGCTGGATGAATACTACAATGTCTGTGCTACATATCAAAGGAAGGTTGACCCAACTATCTTTGCACAAGTATTGATGGAGTTAGGTAAATACTATAATAATGCTGAATTAGCTGTGGAAAGAAATGCTCAAGGATACGCAGTGTTAGCTGTATTGGAGAAGGAGCATTACCCTAATAAGTATTATCAGAGAGACTATACTACTGGTAAGCAGACAACTAAGATAGGTTGGTGGACAAGTGAACAAACAAAGTCATTTATGTTCTCTACCTTCAAAGATGTTCTGCCAAGACTAAAGGTATGGGATGTGAATTTAGTTAGACAGGCTAGAGGATATAGGTATGTTGGATTGAAACCTCTACCGCAGACTTATGATGACTTGTTGATTGCTACGATGATTGCAATAGCTGCTCGAAGAACTACATCAGGTTCAAGGGGAATTATTGGTCATACTAAGGCTTGGAGTGATTAAAAAGGAGATATAAATGGAAGAAAGAGAAATGCTAACAGATATTGATAATTTAAGGAGGAGTTGGAATCCTAGATTAGTGAAGTTTAAGGAGTGGATGAGTCTCTTAAAGCTCACAGATGAGTTAAAGAGGACTGGTATGGAATCCACTGTAACTAACTTCCCAAGGACATTCTATAATCTCTCTCATTACTTTCTTACTGCTGGAAATACTCAGCATGTTGTTCCTCTTGCTACTGATGACCCTATAGAGATGGATAAACAAGCTAGATGTGAGAGAGCATGTCAATACATGTGGAAGAAGATAAATGAAAGGAGAATGTCGGGAGGTCAACCTACTTATGAGTCAGAGTTAGCATTTGATTTACTCATGTTGGGTTGGTATGCACAGATGATTGCTTATGACGAAGAGACTCAAATGCTAATACCTACTTTATGGCATCCTGCACAAACCTTCCCAAGATATGAGGATGGACAGCTAACTGCTTGTGTACATGAATATACTCTAACTGCTAGGTCTCTTCTACGGAAAGCTAAAGCAAATAAGTGGCATTATGAGAGTAGGTCATTAGATAATATCGTTACATTGGATGACTATTATTATGTTGATGAGAATGGGAAGTTAAAGACTAGAATCTTTGCTGATAAAAAACCAATCACACCAGAGGAAATGAGAGAGGATATACTTCTTCTTGTTGCTCCTGTAGGTGGATTTCCAGAGGAGGGGATAATTGAAGGTAAGGATGATTGGAAGGGTCTCATAGGGCAATCCATCTTGGAGACTAATGCTCCCACTATAGAGAGTCGTAATAGATGGGCAACATATATGTTACAGATATTGAGAGATGCTGCTCAACAAAGATGGCAAGAGATTTCCACTGGTGAACCTAAAGTTGACCCAGATAAACTAATGGAAAGAGGATTTGTAGTTCATTTTCAGCCAGGAGAGAGTTTAACTCCCATTCCATCAAATCCTATCCCTATTGAGATGCAGAGCCTACTTATCTCTATGGATAGAGATTTACAGAAGGGTGGATTCTCAGATATGCTATATGGATTGATGGAAGGAAGAACATCAGGTTATGCTCTAACACAGATTGTGAATACTGCTAACCAGATACTACTTCCTTATCAGGAAGCTAAGAACTTCATTATATCACAGATTGACACCTTCTGGTTGAAGAAGTTAAAGGATGGGCATAAGAAGTTTCAGATAAAAGGTAGAACTCTGGAAGAGTTAAGTGCTGATGACATACCAGAGGATGTAACAGTTACAGTATTTAGTGAGTTAGCTACACCTAAAGATTGGTTAGAGAAGGCTACTGTGGCTAATTATCTGAAGGAATTACTGGATGAGGAAACAATACTTGAAGAGATACTTAAAGTTCCTGATTTACAGTTAGTTAATCGTAGGAAGCAACAGGATGCTGTGAGGAAACATCCTATGACACAGAATATAAACTTAGCTTCTGCTTATACTACATTTGCTAAGTATTTGGAGTATCGTGGTGATAGAGAGGGAGCAGCAAGGTTTAGAAAAGCTGCTCAATCATTGGAAGCACAGTTGACTGTGCCTCCTGCTGGTGCTGCCAAACCTACAGAGGCTACTGAGGTAATGGCTCAAAGAGAAGCAGGAGCAACACCCAGAGCACCAGGAGTTTCACCTGCTGTAACTCCAAGAGAAGAATTAACTATGAGGAGATAAACTATGCCTGATGAAGATGAACTACTTTATCCTTCTATAACTAAACCTCTATCATTGCCTTCTTATTTCAGTGAGGCAGAGGCTACAATTCTAGGACAGAAGCAAAGTCTGTTAGCTCAACAGCAACAGACAGCACAAACCTATGCTGCTACTTGGGCTGAGAAGCCTTGGTATGAGAGAGCAGCAAGAAGCGTAGGTGCATGGCTTCCATTGGAGAGGTTAGGTACTCCTAGTCTTCGGCTTGGTCTAACTCCCAGTGAAACACAAGCCTTCACTTTAAGGACAGCTAAAGATGTGGATGAACTGACGAGGAAACAAAGAGTTACTACACAAGCTCAACAGATTATCAATACTATTAACTTATTTCATACTGCTGGTATGCAATTCAAGTCAGAGGGAGAATTAGAAGCTCTCTTTGCTCCTATCAGTGGGAAGGATTGGACACAGGAAGATAGAGATTGGGTATTAAACTATGCTAGAACTGCATTAACTTTTACAGAAGGAGAAGAGGAACTTCCTCCTGGTTTGAATCCTGAAGACTTACTTACTCCAACAAAGGAAGCTAAGATTTATCTTCCTGAAGCAGAACAGAGACTTATAGCTTCTACTGTAGCTTTCTCTAAGGATATATCTGAGGTTGTGGGAGCATTGAAGGAGATGTACACACCAATTACTCCCACAAAGGATGAGGCAGTACAACAACTGGAAGATTATATTAGAGAGGCTGATGAGCTAGTAGGACTGTCTTATAATGAAGATAAATCAGTACAGGATAATGCTATTTTGTATCAAGATTACTTAAATGCACATAATTCATCCTTAGCTTCACAGTGGGTTTGGTTGAAAGAGAATGACCCTGTGGCTTATGAGCAGCAAATATCTCAATACAAGTTTACTCCTTATTCTAAGGATGATAGAGGGTATCCTGTATTGACTGATGAAGAGAAACAAATTACAACTGCATCATCTTACATACAAGAAAGGTTAATACAGGATTCTTGGGATGACTTCTTGGTTGCTGCAAAAGGAGGAATAGTATTGTCAGCAGAGCGTACTTTTGGTGCTACTCTGCCTAGTTATCTCCTTTATCCTGATATTCCTGAGAGTGCTTATGGTGAAGTCTCCACTTGGGAGAAGGTTAAGGGTGTTTTTGCTTTGGTTTCTCCTATTGGTATGCTTTTACCTCATGTGGATTTGTCTATTTTGCTTGCTTCAGATGAACAGAAACTTATGTTGGATAAAGCTAATGAGGAGAAAAGAATAGAATTAGCAGCGAAAGAAGCTGAATGGACACAGAATTATGAAGAGTGGTACACTTCTCATCCTGAATTAGCTCCTAAACCTGAATATGAACAGGGTTTTACTAGCATCCTAGAGAACCAACCAAGTTTACTCTTAGACCCAGGTTATCTCTCTTATCTTTTTCTTCGTCAAGGATTACCAACTATAACTGGTGTAGCTATTAGTACAGGTGTTACTATTGCAACAAAGAATCCTGTACTGGGTGGTGTTGTTGGTTGTGCTTGGTTTATTCCTCAAAATATGGATAGTCTAAAACAAGACTTACTAAATAATGGAGCAACGTATGACCAAGCAAATAAATTATCTGTACCTATAGGTCTTGTTATTTCAGCAGTTGAAGGTCTAGGAGATATACCATATCTAAAAGCATTGTCTCCTGCTTTTAGCAAAATACTTAACAAGAATATGGCTAAAGAGGTAGTTGGACTAACCGCAAGGCAGTTGTTAAAGAAGGGTATCAGAACTGCTGGTGCAATAGAATTAACAGAGACTTTAGAAGAAGTTGTACAGATGGCTATACAAAATGCTACTGTAAAGACTATTGATGAAAGTAGAGGAGTTTTTGAAGGACTTTCAAACACCACATTACAGTCATTAGTTATGGTTCTTCCCTTCTCTCTCTTCGGTGGTGGTATCTCGGTGAAGTATGTAAATAATAACTTATCTTCAGTTTATCAAGAGAAAGTGAAGGCAACTGTAGATTCCCTAATGAAAGAAGAAGGGATAAGTGAAGAGCAAGCATACCTTACAGCAATAACACAGTTAGGAGAGACTCAAGAAGGTCTTGAAGTGGTAACAGAAGCTGTGGAGAAGACTAAAATGCAAGAATCTGGGATAAAAGCACAACAACAGGAAGAGAAGATGACTGAGGCTAAGAAGTTTGTTGATACACATAACTATTTTGCTGATACAGTAAAGACAAAGAATTGGGCTATTATCTCTGGCTGGGTTAATGCAGAAGAGGCAAAGAGACTTACAGCTAAACAACAGAAGGAACTAAATGTTAAGAGAAGTGCTGAACTTGTAGAGTACATGACAAAACAGACAACTCATAGTTATCATTCTGCTGTATGGATGGGAAATAATGTTAAGGGAGAGGAAAGTATCTTTATTGAAGGTATTGATGATGCTACAGCTAGAGAGATAGGCACTATGTTTAAGCAGGATACTGTACTTACTCCTAAAGGGTATATCTATGCTGATAATACATATAGTCCAGCAGACTTAACTAAGTTGAGTATTGATGGATTGGAGACAGCACACACAGTTATTGATTTCAATGGAGAGAAACATTCACTCTACATTCCTGTGAATGATAAAGTAAGATTGCAACTTGAACTAGAGACAAATGTTGAGAAGTTGAGTAAGACTTTAGAGAAGAAATATGGTCTTGATTCAGTCTTGATAGATGAGGGTGTACCAGTATTAGAGTCTGCTTATCATACTGGAGGAGTTGAGAAGTGGATTACAGTTGGAACTAAAGACATCATGGATTTTGTAGGTAATGATGCAGATGCAAAGACATTTACCACAATGCTTATGCTCCATGAGATAGGACATAACCTAGACCCATTGGTTACTGCTAAAGGCGGAGATGTTCTTGCTAGAGAAGTTAATGCTTGGAAGTCTGTGGTTAGTGAAGCTACCAAATATGGATTGAAGCAGAGTGATGTAATAAGGATACTGAGAGACTTTGCTCCTAGCACTAAATATGAAGGATTACTTGGTGCTCTCACTAAAGCTGGAGTTGTCCCCACTGAAGCTCCAATTCTTCCTATAGCAGCACAGGGTGAGGAGCTTATTCCTCTGTCTGGTATCCCTTCTACTGTACCTGAAGGATATTCTAAGATAACTGGATTGAAGCAGATAAAAAGAGCTGTTCCTACAGAGGCTGCTCCTGTTGTTGTTGGTGTAGCCCCTGGAGTAACTCTCTCTGACGCTAGTGGTGGTCAACCTCCATTGACTCTTGAAGGAATGACTAATCCTCCTCCACCTAAACCTAAAGGCTGGTGGCAGAGAAAGACAAAAGGTCTGGGAGAGCTTATAAGAGATGTACAAACTCTTAAATATACCTTTATGAATTATGATACCACAACTAAGAGAATTGGTGCAGGGGAAACTTACTATAATTTAAGTTATAACACTGAGTTAGCATATTCAGCATCAGAAGCAACAAGCAGGAAATCTCTTAATCTTATCTTGAATAATCCTCGTCTTGCTAGATTTATCACTGATGAGTCTGCACTTGCAAGGATTGAGCAAGAATTGAGAGCAAGGAATCCTGAGATAGTTAAAGAAACTGGAATAAAACATCCTGCATTATCTGATGCAGAGATGGAGTTTGCTAATACAATAGAGAAGATAAATAAAGCTAGAGAGTTAGGTATTAGATATAGAAGATTTACTACTGCTTGGGATAGACATGATGGTAGTGTTGATGCTATCTTGAAGGATATACCAGATGGTAATATAGAAGACTTCACAACTGCTGGAGCATTTATTACTGCCAATAATGATAATAGTCTCTTAGATTTCCTTGCTACTCGTACTTGGGGGGTAATGCAATCAGGATATACCCCTACACAAGTATATTATCCTGATGTATTGAGAAGGCATAAGTGGACAGAAACTATTGGTTATGGTGCTCTACAAACTAGAGAGAATATAGAGTTACCTGAAATGGAAGCTAATCTCTGGCAAAGGGAAGTGAAGTATGTTACTCAACAGGATTTAGGTTTCCGTATGACTTCTCTTATGCAACAAGCAAATAAGATGCTAAAAGTAGATGAAGCAAAAGGACAACTGAGTGATAAGCAGATAAGAGAGATAGGTAATACCATGAGGGATTACTTTGATACTCTAACTCAACGTAGAGCATCAAGAGGTGCTGCTACACAATTTGCTATGAATATGGCTGGACAGTCTTATACTACAATCTTTGAAACATATCCTATATTATCTGTTCGTAACATTATACAGGGATTGATGTTTTATTGGGATAGGATAGGATTGGTGAAGTCTTTGAAGACTCCTATGACAGAGATAGAACATATCTTCTTTGATAACAAATCCAGTGAGATGGAAGGAATACGAAGAGATGCTCTATTAAAAGGAGAGACATCAGGACTCAAGATATTCACACCTCTTAATAGATTAGCTGGTAAGATAGGGATGTTCTCTCATAGCGAGACATTCTCAAGGAAGTCAACCTTTCATGCTGCATATACCAAAGCTCTTGCAGCTAATAATGAGTATCTGAAGAGTGCTAAAGGGAAGAAAGACTTTAGTGCGTGGTTGCGTAAATCTGATGCTTGGGTATTGGAGACACCACAAAGAGTTGCAGCTATGAATTATCTCTTAGAAAATAAGACCAGTCTTGCTGTACCAGGATTAACAAACCTCACTGGTGCAGAAGCATCAGCTTTATATGTAGCTGACCAAGCAGTAGATATTGTTCATTACCGATATACAAGAGCTTATAGAGGTAAGTATGAGCATAGTGATACAGGAAAGATTCTGTTTGGATTGAGCACATATCCAAGAAGTTATGCGGAGATGATGGTTAGAAGAGTCTCTAAAGTTATGGATAAAAGTCTTCCTTGGAATTTACGAATAAAAGGTTTATATGAAGTATTAGCTATAGTTATTGCAGGAACTGTAGGAGCAGCAGCATTAACTAAACTTACAGGAAGAAAGACTAAATCTTATAGTCCTTGGGATATGTTTAACTGGTCATTTGGTGGATTAACAGTGGGAGTGCTGCAAGACTTGACAGGAACTACTTATGACTTGCTTCAAGCTGTAATTGGCAATAAAGAATCACAGAATACTGTATTATCAAGATTAGGTAAGGATGTAACTGGTTTAGCAAGAGAGTTCATCCCTTGGTATCAAGCAGCAATGCACTTATATGAGACTGCTATAGATAAAGAGTATGTTGATACTGCTTTTGTGAGAAAGTTCTTCAGTACAATTAAAGAGAACTACACACCTCAAGAGATAGAAACAATGGAGAGGAGTTGGTGGGAGAAACTACAACATGCTATTTTTGGTGGTACTCAAGTAGAACCTGATATAGTAGAGAAGCAGGGACAGACTCTTGTGGATAAAGAGGAGCTACTAGGTAAGTTGGATGAGAGTGGACAACTTTATAGCCTACAGAACTTTGCTACTGCTGTCAGAGCAGCAGAGAGAGCTTTACCTGCTGGTATAATTGCAGAGGAGTTTGGTTTCTCTGATTTAGCTCTATTCTACATAGATACAGAGTCATATCTACAGAGGGAATATTATGATAAATATGAGGAATATAAAGAGAGTGATAGAACTAAATTAAGGAGAAGTTGTAGAGAGAGGAATCCTAATGTAGATGCACTACTCTACTTCTGGGGTATAACTGATACACTACTAACTACTGAAGCAAGAGCGATAGTAAATATGCTGAATGGATATTATTCAATTCCTGCTGGAGCAAGAAGATAAAAATGAGGAAGATATAAAATACTTTTGATATAATATGTATATCTTATATAGAGTATAGATATATTAACCCATAAAGAGATGTAGCAGGGAAGTGAAATGGTAACACGCAGTCCTCTACTTGACAATGAATAGCACAGTATGGTATAATTATAATAGAGTTAAGGAGGTACATTAACATTATGGATACTGGTGAAGGTTCAGTAAAAACAGATGTTTCACTAACTGAAGCAACACCTAAAGTGGAAGCCAAGAAGGTGGAAAGTGTGTCAATGACTGATTATGTGGGTGTGAAGGAGATGCTCAGGAAGAGAGAGCAAGAACTAATCAATGTACAATCAATACATGAGAATGAAAAAGTAAACTTGCAATCTCAGATAGAGACACTAACATCACAGATGCAGGAGTTGACAGAAGCAAAGAAGAACCTTGAAGAGCAATCCAAAACTATGATAAATCAGACGGAACTTGTAAAAGTTCAGGAAGCTCTAAACAAGAAAACAGGTGAAGTCCTGGAGACAAAGAAAGACCTTATCTGCACTAAGTATGGTGTTGAGAAAGAGTCTTTGAAGGACTTGAGTGATACAGATTTAAGAGCTTTTGAGAAGGGTTTATCTTTAGCAAAAGGGAAGAGTCCCACCTCTAAACCTGATATAGGTGGTAGTGGTGGAGGCTTAGGTGGACTAACAGGTTCACCAATGGAGTTAGCTACTGAAGCATACTCCAAAACAAAGAAATAATAAAGGAGGAAAGATAAGATATGGCTTGGACGTTGACAGAATTATCCAAGATAGAAACTGATGTTCTACGGAAATCAGTTGTAGATTGTCTCCTGATGGAGTCTGATGTCATGCAGTTTGTTCCTTGGGAGACCATTGGCACATTGTCAACTGCTGTTGTGAAGTATCAGGACTTGCCTAGTGTTGGGTTCAGAAAATTGAACGCAGGATACGCTGAGTCTACTGGTACATTTATGCAGAAGACAGAAACTATTTCATTGCTGGGTGGAATGATTGACACTGATAAGGCACTTGCTAGGGCTAAGAATACCATAGCTGATGCTAGGGCTGTTCAACAGCAAATGATGGTGAGGGCAATAGCCTATAAGTTCAATGATAAATTCATCAATGGAAGTCCCATTACAGACCCAGAGGAGTTTAAGGGAGTATCCAAGAGGGTAGATGATATTGTAGCAGAGGGTTATACAGGACAGCTTATTGATAATGCTGGCACTTATGGTGCTGCTAGAGATGCTGGAATACTGTATGCTACTGCTGACAGAAATAACTTCTTGGACAAACTGTTTACCCTTATCTACTCTATTGATGGTCACAAAGCAGACTTGCTGCTTATGAACAAGAAATGTCTGATTGCAGTTAGCTCCCTCTTGAGGCAGGAGAGATTGCTTAATCAGGCACAAGACCAGTTTGGTAGATTTATAACTGAGTTCTCTGGTGTCAGGATGGTGGATATTGGTACAAAGGCTGACCAGATTACCGAGATTATCACCAATACTGAAGACCCACAAAGTTTATACACTAGCGACATCAGCACTTCAATCTATGCTGTCAAGTTTGGCGTAGGTGAGTTTCTATGGGGTATTCAAGAATATCCTATGGAAGTGGAAGACAAGGGTTTGTTAGAGGCTATGCCAGTGTATAGAACTGAGATAGATTGGCCTCTGGGACTTGCTCATGTTAGCCCTCGTTGTATGGCTAGACTGTGCAATATATTCCCAGATAACATAGTACAAAGTTAAAGTAAAAAAGGAGGAAAGAATATGGCTTTTGATGCGTTAGGAATACTAAAGGGGTTGTATGGTACTGCATTGGTATCCATTGATGAGGCTGATGTTGCAGCTATTTCCAAAACTGTCAATACTGATGGAAACCTTGTAGCGGAAGTTAATGAGACAGGGGTTAAAGGACTTTCAGCAGTAATGATACTTAAAGGTTTTGGTGCTGGAGAGTCTGCTGCCTTTATCAATACTGATAAGGCTGTTGTAACAATTCAGGCTTCTGATAGTTTAGTTTCAAATTGGGAGACTGTTGCTACCTATCCAACACTGTACGGTGCTAATGCACTAGAACTTTATCTCACAGCAACTACTGGATTTGTTCAGGCTGATATAGGACAGCTAATGACTCAACAGACAACTGCTGATACTGGCTACCTGATGAGCTTTGATGCTGCTTTGGCAACTATTGGTGGAATTGGTAAGGTAAGAATACAGCCAGTTGATGCTGCTGATGTCTTCAATGAGGCAGCAGGGGTTACTGTAAACAATGCAGGAACTGGTAGAGCAACTAAGACCTATGGTGCTGGAACTACAGTTGCTGTTGCATCAGACATACCTGGAATCTATGTAGTTAGATTTACTACTGATAAGAAATATGTCAGATGTAATTGTGCTGGAGTGTTGGATGCTATTGGTACTGGTTGGATTCTGCTCACAGACTGGGCTTTTAAGACAATATAAGTGTAGTGGGAGGAGGGTTAATTGCTCTCTTCTCAACTACAAAAGGAGTGAATTATGCCAATACCAGAGATTGAAGCATTAAGCAAGGAATCAGGTGCAGCACAGGTTAAAGCTGCTATTTCAGCCTGTATTGCACAGGAAGTTAGAACAGGAAGACCACAAGACCAAGCGGTAGCTATGTGCTCTCAGATGGCTAGAGATAAAACAGGAGGAACTCCTGCTGCACCAGAAGGGGGAGGATAGTGAATAGCTCATCGAGATGGCTGAAGAAAGCTCCTAAGTGGTTTCAGGCTTTCCATGAGAATGACTTTAATCATCTCAAGTGGAAGGTGGATTTAATGGCACGAATTCAATGGATTATTCTTGCAGCCATACTTGGTGGAGCAATAGCAATTTGTTTGAAAGTCCTATAAAGCAGATACCTTGATTAGATTAAATAAGAGATAAGAAGTGATAGTATGAGTAAGGGGATAAAACATATTGATGTTGGTGATGAACTCACAAAGATTGAATATCATGGAGAGGAAGCCCATGAGATAGCTAGTGGTGAGGCATTACCTGAAGACCCTACGGAAACAGATTTATTTTATAAGACAGGTGACAATCATCTGTACATAGCAGTCGAATAAAAAGGAGGCAAAAGAAACAATATATGGCAGTAACTTGGAAGAAATTAGCGTACTTTGATGAGGTAGCAACTACTTTTCTAGCACTGAGTGATACACCTGCGGATTATACTGATGATGGATTAAAGATTCTGCGAGTGAACACAGGTGCAGATGCAGTAGAATTTGTTACCGCAGCTACAGTAGCAGCACAGATGGCTCTTGATGACATTGGAGACCCTGATGCTGCTGTGGGTATGGCTGGTCAACAGTTGACCGACCATGTTATCCACACAGTTGCAGATGCCACTGCTAGGCTTGCTTTAACACCAGTTGTGGGTAAGCTAGTCTGGCAGACGGATGAAACTCATCCATATGTTTGCACAGAGGACGGGCCAATGTAGATAGTAATTTAATAGCAGAGGGCAACTTGTGAATCCACTCATAGAGTTGTCCTCTACTCTAAGGGGGTATTATGGAAAGACAGAAAGTCATAGAGAGAGCCATAGAGAAATTATTTGCTGACCTAGAAGCTGAGTATGCGGAATCTCGTAAGGATGAGTTAGGAATCCTACATAATAAAATAGCAGAGGTTATGGCTGAGGTTAGAGCATCTCCTCAGAATGTTCTACTTGTTCTGGAGCTTTTGAAGCAGGAAGTGTTACAGGATTGTATCAGCAAGTTCTTTGATAAACCCAGTGAAAAGGTTAAGGTAAGTGAAGACACACCTGAACCTATTAAAGCTAAGAGTGGTGGGAGTGTAAGCTAATGGCTATTGCAACAAACCATCTAGAAGGGGAAAAATAAATTGGCTGTTACTTGGCAGAAGATGATGTACACCAGTGATAGTGTAGGAGCTATTACTATTATAATTGATGGTGGTGGTTCTGCTATCACAACTGGGCAGAAAGGGCATCTTGAGATTCCTTTTGCTTGTGCTATTAGTCAAGCTACACTTCTAGCTGACCAAAGTGGGAGTATTGTAATTGATATTTGGAAGGATACCTACGCCAACTTCCCACCTACTGATGCAGATTCAATCACAGCTTCAGCACCACCAACTATCACAACTGCACAGAAGTCTCAGGACTCAACTTTGACTGGATGGACAAAGACTATTACTGCTGGGGATATACTAGTTTTTAATGTAGATAGTTGCACTACAATAACAAGGGTAACATTAAGTTTGAAGGTGATTAAGAGTTAAATGGCTTGGCTTTCAGGTTGGGCTAAACGAGTTAAACTCACGATTGACGCAGGCGATATTGATGCCGACCTAACATGGTTTCCTGTTTTATTAAAGCTGGGAACTTCTGTTGGTATAAATAGCGAGGATGTCTCATTCATATTTGATGAACTCCAAAGCGATGCTAACAGAAAGAAGATTGCGGTCACTACGGATGATGGCGAAACCCAACTCTATGTGGAGATAGAGAGGTGGGATGATGCCAATGAGGTAGCTTGGTTATGGGTGAGTAAAACAGGCTGGGTTATAGACGATACTGCCAATACTGACTTCTACCTCTACTATGACGCTGACCACGCAGACAACACAGACTATGTAGCAGACAGTAGCTCTCGCCCTGAAGTCTGGGATTCCTATTTTCGTGCTGTCTTTCACATGAGCGAAGACCCGTCTGGGACTGCACCTCAGATAATAAACTCAGTTGCTAGTCCTGCTGTGCCTGTGGTTGCCCAAGCGAATAGCTGGGCACTTGGCGCTCCTTATAACAGGAACATTTGGTATGCTAATAGCAGGTGGTGGCTATTCTATTGGAGAGTTGGAAGTGGGATTAACTATAAATCAGCCACATCAATAGAAAACATACCCTATTCTGCAGCCACGCGAATAACTGCAAACTGTATAGGAGGTTATGCCTGCGATTTTGTAGTAACTGGTACAACACTACATTACATTTCACGATTGGCTGTGAATGAGAAACTCTACTATAGGAGAGGAGCACTAAACGCAGATGGAAGCATTAGTTGGACGGCTGCCGAACAGACTAAAGATGTCAGTGCCTATGGAATTGTGCCAATACATGACATCTGTATAACGGTAGATTCCAATGGGTATGCTTGGGTGTCTTGGGCTCATACCACTGTTGCTAGTCCCCTGAAAGGCAAGGTTTGGGTAATAAAGAACGCTAATGACGATGGTACTTGGTCAACTGATGGAGATGTGGGTGTAAAGCAAATTGGCCCAGAATATAAAGGAACGGGACAACCATGCTGGCCTACAC